GTAGAAAATACGCTGTATGAAGATGGAGATGCGTCAAACACATTTAAAGGTTTTGAACCTACTCAGGAAGAAGAAACCTATTCAATGGTTACTGCAAACAGATTCTGGTCTCAGATTTTTGGTATTGCTTTCAGTAATAAGCGTTGGTTGCATTTCTTTATGCTTTTCGTCCCTGTTATGGGTCTTTGGACTTCCAGCATCGGTATCATCGGTCTTGCTCTTAATCTACGTGCTTACGACTTTGTAAGTCAGGAAATTAGAGCAGCAGAGGACCCAGAGTTTGAAACGTTCTACACAAAGAACATTCTGTTAAACGAAGGTCTTCGTGCTTGGATGGCACCAGTAGATCAACCTGGAGCAAATTTCCAGTTTCCCGAAGAGGTCTTGCCAAGAGGCAACGCACTCTAAAAATAAATACAAGGAGTTCTCCGAACTCCTTTTTTTATGCTTCTCATTCTCATTCTTTTCCAACTTTTTGGAATCTTAATGTTTATATTATCTGTTATGCAAGACTTATGATATCCTCAACAACTCCATATAAACTAGCAGAGATCATTAGAGATACTTGGCCAAACCTTTACAGACCAGCAAAAGAAACCTATAATACAAAAAGTCAGAAGAAAAAGAATGTATGAGTATTGGGTAGTGACAGATAAAACCACAGGTAGAGTAATCGCACACTGTGGCGAAGAAAAAGATGCTCTAATGTTAATTGGATTTGATAAAGATAAAAGAACTTATCGCAAGCAAAAGTTCATCTTAGATCAAGTCATTACCATAACGTCAACGACAGACAAACAACTTCCTGGTCAACAAGGACTACCTGCAGCAAAAGAAGAACTTCCTCCTATGGATCTTCAGCAGCAAGTATGGTTACCTGAAGGACAAGGAGTTCCAGTTAACGCTAAATAACTTTCAGTTTTATAACGAATTATGAAGTTTACAGTTTATTCAAAAGATGGTTGCCCATATTGCACCAAAGTCCAACAAGTGCTAGAGTTGACGGGGTTGCAACATGTTGTTTATAAATTAAATGAAGATTTTACTAAAGATGAATTTTATTCTGAATTTGGATATGGTTCTACTTTCCCCCAAGTAATTTTGAATGATAAACATATTGGGGGATGTTCTGATACAGTACAATACCTTAAGGAGCAAAATCTAGTTTAATGAATAATAATCTTCACGAAGTTTATAATGACGTTGAAAAGGCTATTGATTATGCTTTTAACGGTCAATTTGTCTTAAAATTTTACGACTATCTAAAAGTTCGTGGAACAAAGAGAGTTGAGGTTGGAGAATTTATTGAAAGTTCTACAGCTCATGAAATCAATAATCTTGTGATGGACTTGGATGATTATCTTGAGGGTGGGTCTGATGAGATTCATAAACAACTTAGGGAGGGGTACGGTCATATTCCAAAACCCCAAGCAAGAAAAATAAGAAATTACCTATACGGTATTCTTGAGGATGCCTGGAGATATAATCATGATAAACGACCAGGAAGAAGAAAAAAGGAAACTAAATAAGTCAGGACCTCAAATTAACAGAGGCATTGAATTATTACTACGCAATAGGAGGAGGAAATCATTAACGCCAAAGACTTTTCAAGTGAAGTTTGGTAAAATGATTTCTCTCTTTCGAAGAGAGTTTCATTTCTTTATAGAATTTCACTTTGATGTTAGAAAAAAATAAACTCTCTGGAGAAGGAAAATGGAAACAGCATATGTAATAACATTTGTTACGATGTTCACATTGCTCTTTTTTATGGTAGGAGGTATAATTGGTTGGTTAACTTATAGACATTTACTAGAGTCAAGACCTCCATATTTACATCCAGAGTTCTTTGATGAAAATGGCCAGGTGATACCTGACGAAATAGTATCTGTACGATTTGAAAATAGCGATTACGATTATGACTACGACGACGAAATCGAAGAGAACGACGACTGAGAAACCGATTGAAACTCTTCCAACAAATCCTTTTGTATTTGAAGTATTAGAACTTGCATCTAAACAAAAGTCTAATGCAAAGAAAGTTGAAGTTCTTAAAACATACGAACATGATTCACTGAAAGCCATTTTTATTTGGAACTTTGATGAATCCGTAATTTCACTTCTTCCTGAAGGAGAAGTTCCGTATGCTAATGCGGAAGAACAATCTGTTTACTCAGGAACCCTATCTGAAAATCTGAGGAGAGAATCTCTAGGTGGAGAATCTGCTACAGGTCAAGATCTTGATGGTAGAGGAAAAACTTCTCTTCGAAGAGAGTATCAGAATCTTTATCATTATTTAAAGGGTGGTAATGATTCTTTAACTACCATCCGTAGAGAAATGATGTTTATCAATTTACTGCAAGGTCTTCATCCAAAAGAAGCAGAACTATTGATTCTTACAAAGGATAAGAAACTTACGGATAAATATAAGATATCTTTTGAAAATGTAAAAGAAGCATATCCCGATATTCAGTGGGGTGGGCGTTCATGACAGTAGCTGTAGGGGAAAAGAAGGAGATGGCAGAAAACAAAAATAAAATTAGTAAAGTTCTGCCGCATGAATATGGGTGCGAAATTCTTTTCGAAAAAACTACTATAGAAAAAGTAAAAGATTCATCACTTCCTAATGATGCATATTTGATTTGGTATAATTTTGAAGATAAAGAATATATTGATCTCGTAAGAGGAACAAGAGTACGTATTTTTGATATGTACTATGATAAGTATGGTCCTGATGTAGTTAGAAAAATTGATTTTGGATATGGTAGAACTAATCCAAAATTGTGGGGTATTAAGCAACCGGAGAAAAAGAAAAGGAAATGAGTGCAGGATTTGGTGCCGAAAGAGCAAAAAATGGCAAAGCAGTAGTTATAATCAATGATGATGAAGTAACTAAACTTCTAAAAAAATATAAAAAATTAAAGAAATATAGAAATTCATCATTATATAAAATTAAGACAATGGATGGTACTGAGACTATCATAAGTTCATTGTTGGACGAATTAGAAGTGGGACTTGACGATGGGCAAACATTATCTACTTAACTTATACGGATGTTCGTTTGTCCTTTTAGATGATGAACGTTGTCTTATAGATTTACTAGAAAATGCAGCAATTGCAAGTGGTGCTACTGTGGTTCAGACTATCTCTAAAAAGTTTGATCCACAAGGTGTCACTGTAATTTGTTTGTTGTCGGAAAGTCACATCAGTATTCATACTTGGCCTGAAGAAGGTAAGGCAGCAGTAGATGTATATACATGTGGCGATTGTAATCCAAAAATTGGATGTGATATGATTATTCATCAACTTTACGCGCAAAATCACACCTTAAGTTACATAGAACGGTAACAAAAGTTACAGAAGTTTTTGCATAACTATACTAACAGGTCTATAATGACCTTACGTTCATCCCTCTGGGACGGAAGTAAGCCGACGCGGAACGGAACGTTCATTCGCTATTCGCAAATAGCGAACGCAAACGCCGACTGAAGGAACGCTCTTTAACCTAAACCATTAAGGAGAACCCTAATGTCTAAAGTAGTATATCGCGGTGTTGAGTATGACACCCAAAAGCGTCTTGAGTATCAACAACAAATGATGCAGCAACCCCAACAGTACGACGAAACCTATCGTGGTGTTAAGTTTGTAAAGGAGGGGCACAAATGAAAAAACTCAATGTACTTCAACTCATTAAAGAGCAGAAGCAAAAAGAACAACGTCGTCATCAAGCACTCCTTGCAAATGCAGGAGCAGGAAAATGATTGCTACGATTGCTGCTATTACTGGTGCATCAACAGCATTTATTTTTTTAATCTATTTTGAAATTTTGTTGTTGAGTAAGTAAATATTTTAAGAGAGGGACTTGACTCCCTCTCTTTTTTTATGTATAATTACCTTTGTCGAGGTTGATAAAAATGGATAGAGAAAAACTTAGGTTAATTGTCAGAAACCTTGAGTCTCTGGTAGAATGTCTAAAGTCAGAGATTGAACCTAAAACTAAAGATCTTCAGTATGAGGAGATTAAGACTTTTTTAAACGATTACGACGAAGTATTTTATGACGAGGAAGATGAATACGATGTTCGATGATTTTGAGTTTATGAAACCAGAAGTAAAACTAATCAGTGTTACTCCTGACGCAGAAAAGCATATGGCATACTGTGCTCGCGTAAGTAACCCTGCAAATCAAGAGAATGAAAAGTTCTCTGGACTACTTAAGTATTGCATTCAACATCAGCACTGGAGTATCTTCGAACAAGCCAGTATGACAGTTGAGATTAATACCACAAGAGGCATTGCGGCTCAAATCCTTCGACACCGTTCGTTTACATTTCAAGAATTTTCACAACGGTATGCTGATGCCAATCTTCTGAATAATACTATTCCTCTTCCAGAACTGCGTCGTCAGGATACAAAGAATCGTCAGAACTCAATCGATGATATTCCTGATTATCTCAAACTGACTTTGCTTGAGGACATTCGCGTTCATTTTGAGAGTGCTCTACGCCTCTACAACCGCCTTCTGGATAAGGGAGTGGCAAAGGAGTGTGCTAGGTTTGTACTGCCCTTAGCGACGCCCACAAGACTCTATATGACTGGCTCTGTAAGGTCATGGATTCATTATATTGATCTTCGTTCATCTCACGGTACACAGAAGGAACATATGGAGATTGCAGAACTAGTTCGTTGTATTTTTACTTGTCAGTTCCCTGCAGTATCTGAAGCACTTGGTTGGTCTCGTGATGGGTGTACTGAGTGTATTGATCCCCCCTCAGTGATTATTGAATAAATATCCTTACATACAATGGAGGAATAAATTTGGCGACTTATCCTGTTATTAATAAAGACACAGGAGAACAAAAAGAAGTTGTTCTTAGTGTTTATGATTGGGACAAATGGAAACAAGATAATCCAGAGTGGGAAAGAGATTGGTCTGATCCATCTACTTGTCCCTCATCTGGAGAAGTGGGTGAGGTTTATGATAGACTTAAAAAATCTCATCCAGGGTGGAATGACGTTCTCCACAAAGCATCAAAAGTCCCAGGTTCAACAGTAAAACCAATTTAATTTTTTTATGGCAAGAAGAAAAAGAGTAGACGATCAACCTATTGGTGTTGGAATGACTGCAAAGCAAATGAAGCGCAGGAAGCCAATTAATTCCGATTTAATGAGGGATATAGAACCTCTCACAGATAATCAAAAACTTTTATATGAAGCATATGAAAAAGGTCAGCATATAGTTGCTTATGGGTGTGCGGGTACTGGTAAAACGTTTATTACTCTTTATAATGCACTTCAAGATGTTCTTGATGAAAGAACCCCTTTTGAAAAAATTTATATCGTTAGGTCTCTTGTCGCTACCCGTGAAATTGGTTTTCTTCCTGGTGATCATGAGGACAAGTCATCACTTTATCAAATTCCCTATAAGAATATGGTAAAGTACATGTTCCAACTGCCAACAGATGCAGATTTTGAAATGCTCTATGGAAACCTCAAAACTCAGGGAACGATTAGTTTTTGGAGCACTTCTTTTATTCGCGGAACTACTCTGGACAATGCAATCATTATTGTAGATGAATTTCAAAATCTAAACTATCATGAACTCGATAGTATCATTACTCGTGTTGGTGAGAACTCTAAGATTATGTTCTGTGGAGATGCTACTCAATCCGATTTGATTAAAACAAACGAAAGGAATGGTATTGTTGATTTTATGAAGGTTCTTCGTCTCATGCCTTCAATTGATATTATTGAGTTTGGTGTTGATGACATTGTTCGTAGTGGATTCGTTAAAGAATATATTCTCGCAAAAATGGAAGTTGGTGTATGAGTTTTATTCATCATAATTATTTGGGTGACATTGAGTTAGAGTGTAAAACAACAGAAAGCATCCGTCTCTATAATTTACCTAATGGAAACTGGGTGCCTTCTATTACTTCTGTTACTTCGTTTTATAATCGCCAAATTTTTGCAAAGTGGAGACAACGTGTTGGACTTGAAGAAGCAAATCGTATTACTAAAAGAGCCACTGCTAGGGGAACTGATTTTCACCAAGTTTGTCAGGACTACTTAGAAAATAAAGAACTTGTTTGGGATAATTATCAAGTCCTGACAAAACACATGTTTCATCATGCAAAACCTTATCTAGATAAGATAAATAATATTCATGCAATTGAAAGAACTCTTTATTCGGAATATCTTGGACTTGCTGGACGAGTTGATTGTATTGCCGAGTATGAGGGAGAGTTAGCAGTTATTGACTTTAAAACGTCAGACAAAATTAAACCAGAGGAGTGGATTGAAAACTACTTCGTACAGGAAACATTCTACGCTGCAGCATATTACGAACTTACTGGAAAAGTTGTTAAAAAACTTATCACACTCATGGTTACTCCTGGTGGTGAGGTAAAAGTATTTGACAAAAGGAATAAAGACGATTATATTAGACTATTAGTTCGTTATATCAAAGAATTTGTACATCACAATATTAGGTCAGATGGAGAATGAATTAGAGAAAGTATTAGAAAGTAAATTCTTTTGTCCGTCACGTTTCGCTCAGGAGATTGAAAGTCTCGTACAGGTAAACGTCGAGATGAATTACATTGATGCGATTATCTATTTCTGCGAACAAAACAACATTGATTTAGAATCAGTTCCTAAACTTATTTCAAAACCTTTGAAGGAAAAGATTAAGTATGAAGCAATGGAACTTAATTTTCTCAAGAAAACATCACGCGCTAAATTAGTTTTTTAATGATGCCATTTGATTCATATAAATGTTATCTGTCTTTGAAAAATCATTTTACAAAAGACAGTTATGATTACTTTAAGTATTGTGGTAAATCAAGAGCAACTATTCAATCTTTTTACAAAAGAAAAGATAGAATGTGGTTTGAGAAAATTGCAAGACAAAAAACAGATCAAGAAGTAGTTGATTTCTTCGTTGCCAATTTTGTATCTTGTCCTGATCCAGAAACACTTTGGATTGGTGAAATGATTAAAGAAGGAGAAGAAAGATATCAAAACTGGCAAAAGAAAGTTCAATCACTTTCGTATGTCTTTAAGGAAGAAAGTCAATCTTTATTTGAAGAAAATAAATTCGAGGATGTTTTTAAGTGTTCTAAGGGGCATCCACCTCTTCTAAAAAAGTTCCTGAGCGGGAAGATTAGCCTGGAAACCATGGTGATCTATGACCGAATATTCCTGTACGGGAATAAGTTTGATAAGAAACTTCAAGACCCAGTGTGGCAAACCGTCAGCAGGAGGATTAAAAAATATAATCCATTCCTAAATATTGACGTATTTCGTTTTAGGCGAATCTTAAAAGAAATTATCCTGGAGGATCAATGAGTTTCTTTAGTTCCGAAGTTGTCCGCGCAGAGATGACTGAAATTGCAGAACTTCAAGAACAAATTTATAACAACATCTTTAAGTTTCCAACAATGACTAAAAGTGAAAAACTAGAGCATGTTGAAGTTCTTGAAACTCTTTTAGATAAACAAAAAGTTCTTTATACAAGAATGAGTTTATCTGATGATCCTGAGGCAAAAGAAATGAAAGAACGCATTATTAGTTCTGCCATTATGATGGGAATGCCTCCTGGCACAGATATGAATATTATTCTTGGCAACATGTCAAAGATGCTTGAGATAATGAAGCAGCAGATTGACAAAACGGGTTCAGACCTGTAGAATAACGAAGTACACAAAGGCCAAATCTCAAACAATACGAGGTACACATGTCTAATTTCGCAAATCTTAAAAAGCAATCTTCTCTTGGTTCTCTGACTGAAAAGTTGGTAAAGCAAGTAGAAAAGATGAGTACTACTTCCAGTGGAGCCGATGATCGTCTCTGGAAACCGGAGATGGATAAGACTGGAGTAGGTTCTGCAGTTATCCGCTTTCTTCCTGCCCCTGATGGTGAGGAACTTCCTTGGATCAAAATGTATTCACATGCATTTCAAGGTACAGGTGGTTGGTATATTGAAAACTCCCTGACAACTCTAGGTCAAAAAGATCCCGTTTCGGAGTATAATCGTGGTCTTTGGAACAGTGGTAGTGACAAAGATAAGGATACTGTCCGTAAGCAAAAGCGTAAACTGTCCTACTACTCTAACATTTACGTAATTAAGGATCCCGCTAATCCTCAAAATGAAGGTAAGGTATTTCTGTTTAAGTATGGTAAGAAAATCTTTGATAAGATTCTGAATGCAATGCAACCAGAATTTGAAGATGAAGAACCCATCAATCCCTTTGATTTCTGGGCTGGTGCAAACTTCAAACTGAAGATTGTGAAGAAGGATGGTTATTGGAACTACGACAAGTCTGAGTTTGATCGTGTTGCTCCTCTCCTTGATGATGACGATGCACTTGAAGCAATTTGGAAGAAAGAATATTCTCTTTCTGCTATCACTGCTCCCGATCAGTTTAAGACTTATAAAGAACTTGAGACTCGTATGAACTATGTTCTCGGTCTGAGCCAGACTAATACTCCAGTTCAGTCTCGTGCTGTAGTCGAACAAGAAGATGAGTTTGAATCTTATTCTTCCACTCCTACTCGTGAGGATAAAGTTATGGAAGAATTGGAACAGTCTTATGTTCGCTCAAAGTCTCCTTCACTTCCTAAAATTACTCAGGATGATGATGAAGATGATGCTCTCTCTTACTTCCAGCGTCTTGCTGAAGATTGATTATTCGTAAAGTCTAGAATTATCTCCTCTCTTAAGGGTATCGCTCAAGTACTGAGTGCTACCCTTTTTATATGGCATAATTTCAGCAAGGTCATTAAACATTACATTTAGATATGCTGGTTTTAATATAAAAATATTTCTCTTTTTGTTTTCTACACCTAACTCATATTCAAAGTTTGTAATTGGATTTAAAATTGTTGATGAGGTTAGAGTTACATAATACCCAAGATTTGAGTCAAAGTATTCATAGTAGTATGAGTTTCCAGATAAACCACCAGCAAATAAAACTTCTTCAGCACCACTTGTGCTTAGAACTGGTGAAGCCACAGAAGGAACAGATGGTAAAGCATATGTGAAGGATATTGTTAGACAGTTTTTAATGTTATTGTTGCCGTATCCGTTGGAGTAATTCCATTTCCAGAAAACACCTGAGAAATTTTTGAATTACTCATTTCAATGAAGTTTCCATTTGTTCTCCAGGTATTTTTCATTTGAATGCCACCGGGAAGAATAACATTATTCAAAGAGTCTCTTGTCTCTATTGTTTCGTAATGATGCACTCCATTATAAAAATTATCATATGTTTCATATCTTTCTAACATTACTTTATCAAAAGTATTTTGTGAAAGAGGCCATTCAGTCTGGACGTTTAAGATATTATTAGAAAGTAGAACAACCCAATCTAAGGTTGAGTCTCCATAGAATTTAAAAGCAACATTATCTGGCCTTTCATCGCCTTGAATTTCATACTTCTCAAAAAAGGATAAGTTTTGAAAAATATCCTCACGTAATTTTGCTCTTCTGAATATATTTTTTACAGGAACATAATTTGAAATTTCTTGGTTGTTTATGTCCCTGTTTATGTACTCAAAATTTGGTACGTTTTTAAAGTAATGATTTGCCATATTAGTAACCTATTGAATGCTTTCCATCATAATCCTTATCATAAATTGGTTCTAGTTCTTGGAATGATAATGTCATACTATAAGAAACCATAGTTCCATCATCATAAGTCATATAAGTTCCGAGAGGTGTATAATCAACGGAGCAATTAAGAAGAGCACACTCTTTGATTTTGTTGATACCTGGATGTTCTGTTTCTTTACCTTTGTACTTATATTCAATAAGAAATGTATTTGGTGCAGTTAAAAATATATTATCTTTAGTTGTTCTTGGTGCCATATTTTTTTTAAAGAAATTGATAATTCTTTTTATATTTTCCGCTTCCTTTTGTTCTCTTGCAGACATCTGAAATCTGAAATCAAAAGGTCTTAATTGTGGACCTGTGAAAAGAAGTTCTAAGTTTGGGTTTAGTACAGAACCAAATCTTCCAAGGAGATTTTGTATACTAACTGCTTCTCCAGCAAGAGCAACTTTAACCGCATTGGCGTTTTTAATGACATCTCCTGTTGCTTCTCCCAGTTTTGTACCAAGTAATTGTCCTGCAGCATTTGCATCTGCAGCATTCATCAAACCAGTTGAAAGATTGACGGCTTTTCTTTCTATTGCATTTAAACTTGTACCTTGCCAATCTACAGAATTTGCATCAGTGATTGATGCCTGAACTGGTAAAAATACATGTCCTAAAGGTTTTTTTCCTTCTAGATTTGATGTTCTATCTCTACTTTGTATAGATGTAGTTGAAAGATTTCCGCTTGCAATATATTCTAGTGCAGTAAATTTAATTCTATCTTGAGCGGTTACCTTATCATCTTTATCCATACCTAGTGGATAAACCGCAATCATACTTGTGTTTTGATTTTGTGCTACTGTAGGTTTTACTCCTGTACTTACTGGAGTGCTGGATGGTCCATCTGGAGATGGTGTTGACGATGGGCTAGGTGCAGTAGGTGCTGGGTCTGATGGTTGTGGTGGTTGAGCTCCTGGAGTTCCTGATGTACTTCTTACTCCTGGAACTGCAAGATTTCTTCCGGTAACAGGTGCATTTTTATTGAATGCATATGCTCTTTCATTATTCAATCCAGCGATTGAATTTCCAGTATAAAAATCTTTTAGTAAAGCGTCATCTGAGTTGTAGTCTAACCCTACAGGCAAGTCTTTTCTTAAATTTGAAATGGAATCGCTTGCTGAAGGCGTCCATCCCCACTTTCCAGAACCACCTGTATCTTTTGATGAACTAAAAGTTGGAAATGATGTACCTAATCTAAACCATTCAGCATTACCATTGTTATAATCTATTAATATTCTTCCGGGAAGCATTTTACCACCCAATTTCATACCATAGTTGAAAGATGTTTGGTTTGCCATCAGAACTCCTCCTCACTTACAAGAGGATTAGTTATCTCAATTTTTTGTAGAGTATGAGACATTTATAGGAGTTTTTTATTTATTTAGACGGAATTTTGCATAAGGTATTGATAGCATCTCATCAAGTTCTTCATACTTTACAACGTGAAGTTTTCCTGCAACTTCTTCCCAAGTATATTGCCTACCTTCTCTCCAATGAAAATTGATTGCTTTGAATCCCCATCTTTCTAGTGAAGTGCAAGCAATCAGTGGATGTTGGTCGTATTCGATATTTGGTGTCTTTGGATTGTATATAAAGGTATAAAACTTTCCTGGCTCTGGATATAATACTTCCTCTTTCAAAGTATCCATAATAATCAGCATTAAATCTTCTGGGTCATTGGTTCCAGCATCATCAATTTTCTTTTTGAGTTCTCTCATTCTTTGAGGAACATTAGCATATTGACCGAAACCTTTTGCCATTAATTAAATAACTCCTCTTCGGTAATGACTTTAAACTCTAGCATCCTATCCGCACACCATTCTTTTGCTGCTTTCCATTTTGCTTGATTTACTGCATAGGTTTTGCATTCATACAGATATGATTTCGTTACTCTAGACCTTTGCTTTGGTGGAATTGTTTGTTTCTTTGGTTTCACTTCAATCACATAAGTTTTAATCTTACCCGAAGACTCTTGAACTTTGATAAGGTAATCTGGAAAGTATCGATGCACTCTACCATCCACGGGAGACACATAAGAAATACAAAATTCTTCAGACGCCCAAGAAATTATACTTGGATTGTGGTCGCAGTAATAACAAAACTTTCTCTCCCAACTACTTCGACATATAATATTATTTGGGTTTCCTTTATATTTTTCGGGATAGGATGGTTTATAGATGCTTTTAATACTTTCTGCCATTTGCTATCATACATAATATATCAGTAAAAATATTTATAGATGACTATAAATAGACCCCCTATCTATGATTTTGAGAATGAACAAAATGCGAGACCATATAATCCAACACCAGCTTCTGGAGTTCCTGTAATTCCTGCTCCCAGCATTCAAACTTCTGGTACAGGAAAAAGTCCGGGAACAGGTAGTCGTGTCACATCTAATCCTGGTGGTGCTCCACCACCAAAGAATTACAAAAGTGCGCTTCAAATAAAATCATTTTTATTGAGACCTTCACTGACTTCACATTTTCAGTGTTGGTTTAATCCACCAACATCTGTTAGGGCGGTGACAAATTATAATGATGATTTTATTTCAATATCTTGTACCGAAGCATCTCTTCCTGGGTCATCTATCATTACAAATGAAATTAATGATGATTATACTGGAGTCACTGAAAGACTAGGATATCGTAGGCAATATGATAATACTGTAGATTTTACTTTTTATGTTGATGGTGGAGTATTGAATAGTGGATATAATGTGATTAATTTTTTTGAGGGGTGGATGAGATATGCAATGGGAGAAACTTCTACTGCAGCAGATGGAAATTATAATTATAGAGTTGGATATCCTGATGGAGATAATGGATATAGAACTGAAATTTTTATTAATAAGTTTGAAAGGGATTTCAATGGAAATTATTTAAATTATACCTTCGTTAAGGCTTATCCAGTAAGCGTTGCCTCAATGCCAGTTTCTTATGATTCATCTCAGTTGCTTAAATGTACCGTCTCTTTCACTTTTAATAGATATATTCTTGCATCACGAGCATATGCACCAGAGTCTGAACCAACTCCATCAACGCCACCAGGGGTTCCAAAAAAACCAGAATATTATGGACCTGGATTGCCGGGAGAACAGGCAAATGAACTTCGAAGAGGTCTCCTCGAAGACTTTATTGTAAGACAGCAAAATAATCCTCTTTTTTAAGTATTTGAGAGAAGCAATAAATAATCACACTGAAGTTTCTATAGGACATTATGCCTTTACCTAAGATTTCTACGCCAACTTATGAACTTGAGTTGCCATCCACAAGACAAAAAATTAAGTATAGACCTTTTCTTGTAAGAGAGGAAAAACTTTTAGTTCTTGCTTTAGAGTCTGAAGATACCAAGCAAATTACTACAGCAATTAAAACTGTTATTAAGAATTGTATTGAAACAAAAAACGTCAAAGTAGAGTCTCTTCCAACCTTTGACATTGAATATCTTTTCCTTAACATCCGAGGTAAATCTGTCGGGGAAGAGATTGAAGTAAATGTTATTTGTCCTGATGATGAAGAGACAGTAGTTCCTGTAAAAATTTCTGTAGATGATATTCAAGTTTTAAGAGTTCCCGAACATAATAATAAAATAAAACTTGATGACTCTATTATGATGGAAATGAAGTATCCATCACTAGACCAGTTTATTAAGAGTAATTTTGATTTGTCCTCAGACAATACTATGGACCAGTCTTTTGAATTGATATCTTCTTGTATTGATAAAATTTATACAGAGGATGATGTATGGGTTGCTGCTGATGTTACTAAGAAAGAACTGTTAGAATTTCTAGACCAAATGAATTCGGTTCAATTTAAAGAAATCGAACAGTTCTTTGAGACGATGCCAAAACTTTCTCATAAGATTAAAGTTACAAATCCAAATACCGAAGTTGAAAGTGAAGTTGTTCTTGAAGGGTTATCAAGTTTTTTCGCATAGGAATGTCCCATATGGACTTAGAGAATTATTTTAAATTAAATTTTTCTCTCATTCAGTTCCATAAATATTCATTAACGGAGATTGAAAATATGATTCCTTGGGAAAGGGACGTTTATGTTGGACTATTAAAGAATCATCTCGAAGAAGAAGAATTTAAACAAAGACAACGCTAGCGATAAATGAACTCAGTATCCGAAAAAATCGATGAAAGAATTCTAAGGCTACTGGGTCTTAACTATACATATGACATTGATTATGATACCTATTATACTCTCATTAGAGAAGCGATGGTGTCTGGTGCAAAAAGATTGCCACCAGAAGAACTTGCTTTACTTGCAAATGAAAGAAAAAGAATAAGAGGTAAGAAGGGTAGATTTAAACCAAAGAGTCAGAAGATAAACGCAAATAAGATAGCGACGACTAAGTTTTTAAAACCAGCAGTACAACCATTATCAACTCCTTTAATTGCACCTGCAGGCGGAGTCCAATCTTCACAAATTCAACCTGCAAATTTGGCACCTCTTCAGGGACCTCTAGATTCTATTAAGAAAGTATTAGTTTCTTTCTTAGATTTTAAAGAAGATAGTGCCGACCAAGAAAGGAGAGACGCTGAGGCAAATAAAAGGTCAAAAAGAGAGGCTGGACTAGAGACTGTTAAGAAAGGAATGTCTGCCGTATCTGATGCGGTAAAGAAATTTATTTCTCCATTTCAAGGAATTATTGACCGTGTGTGGAGATTCCTATTCTTCACATTACTTGGTAATGCATTTACGCAATTAGTAAAATGGTTTCAAGACCCAAAAAATAAAAATAAAGTAGAAACTTTAA